CCGGCTACCTTTACTAATACTCCCGCCAGCACAGGATTGTCTTTTATCCAATCCTTCACCCGTATAACCATGCCTGTCATCTTCTCAGCCAACCCCTGAATTATAGGAGTTAGCTGTTCCGCGATCGCGTTCGTCACGCCTTTGAACGATCCCTTCAGGGTGGTTACGGCGTCGGCAAGAGCCGCCGCTTTGTTGGCCGCTTCTTGGTCGAAGACTATTCCCATCTCTCGCGCTTTCGCCCGTAGAGATTCCAGCCCCTTTTCGCCTTCAGCAAAGAGAGGAAGGAGCTTTGTTCCCGCCCGTCCGAAAATATCCTGGGCCGCCGCGGCTTTGAGCGTCGGGTTTTCAACGCCCGCGATGGCCTTGGAAATCGTATCGAACTGCTCTTCCGGACTCATTTCCATCAGCTCTTCCGCTGATAAACCAATCCGGTCAAAAGCCCGCACGTATGTGGTCAGCCCATCCCCAGCGTCGACGATGGTTTTCGACATCTTCTTGACGCCCTTCTCAACATCGCCCAGCGAGGCTCCGCTTATCTCTGCAGCGTATTTAAGTTCGGAGAGCGCCTCGGTAGAGAAACTCGTCCTCAGCGCCATCTTGTGGACTTCATCACCAGCCGAGACGTAGCCCTTAACCATCAGGCCAAGGGAGCCAACAATCGCCGCCCCCGCAACCGTCATGGCCCGACCGACCTTTTGGATTTGGTCTTTGTGCTTCTGGATAAGGCCGTCAGCCTTTTTGAACCCAGCCTCCATGTCCGCGGTGGCCGCGCCGAATTTTACGAGAAGGGATTTGATTTCCATTTTAATTATCTAGCCCCACTGATTTTTTAATTTCATCGAGTTCTCTCTGGCGCTCCTCTTGAGTGTAAACCGGAAGCGGGTCGTAAACGTCGGGAAGGAGGTCTCGGCCCTTAAACCGCTTCCCCGTTGCCGCGGTAAGGAGGTAGGCCGTAAGCGTGGCGTGTCTTCGCCAATACTCATTCTCCCGCTTATTAAAGCCAGCGACCCGCTTGTTGAGTTCGCCTAACGTGAGACCCTCTAGTTCAGCGTGAGTTATTCCGATCCTCAGAGCGGCTATTTCCGCTTGCGCGTAGAGGGGGTCGTCTTCTTCGGGTGTTTCGGATGCTCCATTGCTAGGATTTCCGGTGTCGTTTTCGGAACGCTGGCTGGCGCTTTTGGGCTTAATGTTTCCACCGACGGCACCGCCTTTGTGTCGACACCCATCTGGGCTGCTAGCGCCTCCAGGATCAACGTCGTGATTTCGAGGATCGTGTACTTCTCCGGGATTGCCTCGTCCAGCAGGAGTTCGGTTTTGTCGATGGTAAGGCTCTTGTCTTCGTGCGTCAGCCCCGCCCAGGCCAGCGTCGGAATCTCGTCCACCTGAATGCTCATCAACTGGTCCAGGGATTTTTTGCCGAATCGGTTGCGAATTACCCGCATGGCCTTAAACCCGAAGCGAAGCATCCGCGGCTTATCCAAATCAAGGATATAATCTTTCATGTTTGTCCTCTCTTTACGGGGCTAGCGAGAATGCAGCTACCTTCAGAGTAGTAGCGTGATCCACGGTAATTTCGAGCCGCCCGTCGGCATCGTTGAATCTGCCTCTGTCGAAGGGACCAACCATCAGTTCACCTGTATCCACAACCATCGCGCCACAGACAATGTCGTCCACCACGCCCTGGTCGCACTCGATTTGAGAATGGATCGTGACGATGGGGGTTTCAGCCGCGTGACCGTTCACGAAATGCAGAAATGTGTTCCCGTCGTTCGGGCATGAATCGGCCACAGAGGCGTCTTCATATACGCTATCGATTGGGTTAAGTCCTTCCTTTACAATTGGCCGTATAGTTAATAGTGCCATTCATAATCTCCTTAGACTAAAGTGGGTGTCACGGAAACTGCCTTCACTACGAAAGCCAGGACCGCTCCGCCATAGCTGATCTCGAGTTTCCCCGCAGCGTTGTTGAATCTTCCCCGGTCAAAGGGACCGATCATCCTCCGTTTATTAACGGGAATGGTGGTGATCGAGTTGTGGTCCTGTCCGTGGTTGCATGCTCTGATGGAGTTGATCGTAACCACAACTTCCTGCGATGCACCATTTTCGAAGAAGAGGAACGTCTTCCCGTCGTTTGGACACAGGTCCCCCGCTCCGGTAGCGGCTACGAGAGCCACCCCATCGGGGTCGAGTCCAGTTAGAACTGTCTTATAGACAACAATGTCGCCTGCCATGTTAACCTCCTAAAGTGGAAATAACCTTACTTGGCCACTTCGGTAATGATGCCATCGGATATGAGCGAGAAGGACACGGTTGCCATGTCCGCTTCGGGTGCGGCCATGTTCAGTCCGGTCATCAAGAAATCCCCGGAATACTCGTACGCGGGAGTATCGACCTGGCAATCACACTTCTGGTGATCGGCCGCGAGATTGATAAGTCCCTTCTTGAGCTCCAGCCAACCCGCGTTGTCTTCGATCAGGAAGGCATCGAAATCAACCGTTATTTCGCGATTACCGAGCTCTCTCTCTTTCCACCCAGCGCTGTCTTTGTCAGTCGTTTCCTTCGGATCCTGGGCGATGGATATTGAACCGTCCTTCTGGCCTCCAACCTTGACGTAGGCCGCCCCGATCTTGACTGAGACATAAATATTTTTGCCTTCTACTTTAGCCATTTAAACCTCCTATAAGTTTCCCCCCTACAAGGGGGTGTCCATGAAAGCAGAAAAGGGCTGCCCATCTGCTATTATTCCGGTATATTCTGCGGAAGAGGATCGACAGCAAATCCATCGGGAACGTACTTCCCACACGCGCGTCGAGCCCTCTTCTGTTTTCATTCATTATGCCTGCTCTATGTAATATTTAAAGATAAGTATTCCGTGCCGAGTCTTCCCATCCAGGTCCACCATCAGATTATAACTGTCCAGCCGGCTGAATGCGGCGCTGAAGCTGGCGCCCAGGTTAAGAGCTTCGCCACTGGACAATGCCAGGAGCAATCCGTCCGCCATTTCGTCAGCTTCCTTTCGTCCGTTATATCGACTCCAGACGTGGATCGTTGAGAAGACCTCCGTCCCGTCTTCCAGCTTGTCGCTCCAATCTCTGACCGTCATTGCTCCTAATACAACATAGGGAAAAGCTTCATCCACCGGGTTCTCGTCGAACACTTTGTAGTCAGTGTGCGCCTGTAGGTGTAGGATCTGAGCGCCGTGAAGAGCCAGTGTGGGCAATCTCATAGCTTCCTCAGTATTTCCTTCAACCTGGAGTAGTACCCCTTCTCAACGGACACGAAGGCCGGAAGCAGGAACGGCTGCGCGGGTGTTCCTCTCTCGCTTATCGCTTTGCAAATCGGCCAAGCAGAATCCATCCCATGCCTCTTCGCCCAACCCTCCAGAGCGTCCATCGGAGGGAAATGCGGTTTGGTTCCGAACTCAACGTGGGGACCGTGCGGCGCCGTAGGTCCGACCTCAACCGTCTTGCCGCCTCTCGATTGTTCCACAAGAATGGTGTTGGCCAGGTTGCCCGTGTCCCACGCCTTCATTCCCTTCAGGTTATCCAGTGCGGCTTTCTTAACATCCAGGCCAGACGCAAGGGTCTCCCGCTTCACCTTCGCTTTCGTTTCATCGGACATTTTGCGGAGAGCCTTTTGCAATTCCTTGTCGCCGCTGGCGGTCATCGATAGTTTCATTCCGGAACCTCTTGTGCCAGGATCTCCTGGAATTGATGGCGCTCCTTAATATCGAGGATGGAGGCTATCTGCATATAGCGGCCCCCGAAGTTTATCCTCATCTCAGCGTCCACTGTCTCATTGTACCTGATCCGGATTCTATGAGAAATCTCAGATGATATCTGCTGGCCGTAGAAATACTCCCGGCCGCTCAGGGGTTCAACGGACGCCCAAACAGTGGTCACGCTCCGCCATGTGACGGTGGATCCCAAATAACCATCGGGCGTTTTGACCTCTTCCTCGAAAGATATCCGGTGTCTCAGGTCTCCAATTTTCATTTAAATCCTCATCACCTTGTACGGGGCGAACAGAATCCGGGCTTCTTCGAGAGCATGAACCCTGGCCTTCACGGCGCCCTCACCGCCGCGATTTTCATACATGTGGGCAATCATAACAAACATCCCTTCTTTTAAGGCCGTGGGGAGGTCTGCGGCCTCATCGCCATAACCCAGGATGTATTCAAGGATAATACTATCAAAGCCGCGATGTGCCGGCCAGGATGTCGAACGGATCCTGCCATAAGAATTCTCTGCGGCATCGACATTGTACTTGCCCTTGTCTACCAGTTCATATTTCTCAGCCCGGTCACCCTGTGTGGCGGTGTGAGCGAGAACCAAATTTGTCGTCAGGGTAATAGAGGCGTCAGCCTGAACCGTGAGGACCACCAGTTCTTCTTCCCTGCTTCCGCCTCTGCCGATAATGACGCGATCGCCAACCGCAAAGTCGGCCGTCGCAGCTAGAGAGAGAATGGGCTGTCCTGAGTTGGAGTCGTCATCGACATAGCTTCCGTAGCCCTCGATTGCCTTGATTGACGTGACGCTCTGGAGCGGGGGATCCGGGATCTCGATAACCTCCTTGAATTTATCCCGCACCATCAGCCACGTCTGGGTTATGAATTTCCGGTGCGTTTCCTTTTCCGCAAGCTGTCGGGCGGTAATGATGAGCGCCGTGATGAGTGCATTGTCCGCTCCTCCATCGACTTTCAAATGTAGCTTTGCTTCTTCGAGGGAGATGGGCTCAGACGCTGGAGCTGTCTTCAGTTTTAATCTCATGGCCTACTCTACTTTTTCGGCAACCCCACATGCAACCCAACTCCGAGCCGTGTCCTTGGGAAGATCGCGGGGCCAGCGGTAAATGTGGCCCTTCTTGTAAACCGCGTCTTGGTTCGCTAGGTTCGTCAGCATCTTGATCCGCCTGGGCGGTTTGCCAGTGAGCTTCTCTGTGGGAATAACGACTTGAGGAGCTTTGATTCCTGTCTTGGTCTTGGTCGTTCCTCCCGTTTTTGCTTTTGTTTTCACCATTAGAATTCTCCTTGCATTAGGAATGTGGGAAGGGGGACAGCACGTCCCCCTATCCCAACTAAAGCTTTCACCCTGTTAACGGATGATTTGCCTCACACTTAGGGAGTGAGTTGAAGCATGTAAAGCTGATCACCGTATCCTCCGCCGCCTGGAGTCGTGTTGGTAATCAGGAATCCGGCTCGTTGCCCGAGTCCGTTTGTCTTTACCGAAGCATCCGCTCCAGTAATCAGCCCTCCATCAATATTGTAGAAGAGCTCCCGGTTGCCAGAGTCTCTTCCAGGAACGGTGGCGACAACAGTTCCGAAACACGGCCCCCAGGTCTGTCCCCAGAAATAATAGCCGCTTTGTACGGGGCGAAGTGCGATAGCAACCTGAGCCATAAATCCTGAACTCGTACCGAGAATATTGGAATAGACATTGGGCCAGGCAGTAATCCAAGTCGTTGCCGGGATAGCAACTATAAGAGGTTCCACAAGGGTGAGCGTGATCGAGGTTCCGTCGCCAACGGTACTGCCCTTGATGTGAAGCATTTCAAACACGCTGGATACCAGATTCATGACCCAGATATAGCCTCCAGCATAATAATCCACCGGTCTGGACCCGGCAGCGGTTGTATCCAAAATGGTGATTTCATCCGTTCCGGCAGCAGATATCACAGCGTGAGTATTAACTTCTGTGGGAAGGTTCCCGCAGTGACCGGCCATCATAGCGACGATAGCCGTACCAGCTTTGCAATATCGGAAAACGCGATCTCCTTCGACAAGTCGAGTGCCAATATCATAGTTCTGAGTTGCGCTTTCTTCCTGAATCTGCTGAAGAGGTCGGCCAGGAAGTATTCCACCGCCAGAAAGAATCTGGTCGATTTGGATGCCCATGTGTTTCCGTTTAGGGTTATAGAATTTCATTATTCGTCTCCTTGCTCACGCAATCTTACGCGAGTTCCTGAAGTACTCGAAGAGCGTCAGCGCGGATGACTCCGCCCGTAGTTCTTGAGCTTGCCAGAAGGCCAATCAAACCGGCAGTAGCATAGACCTCTAAGAGCCTCTGGAGCGTCATGCCCGCTCTATCAACGATCCGATATCCGGCGTTGAAATCACCGAAGATGGCGATGTCACACTCAGCTCCAGACGCGATGGCCGGGATATCTTCCTGTGCGAAGGTGGGATATCCAGCAAAGGTGGGAGGCTGGCCGGCGGCAACCTGAGGCTGCCACATATAAAGATCATCGGCGCCACTGGTCAGCTTACGCATGGCCAGCTCAGTGGTCGAGGGAACGAGAAGTTTCCCGTTTCTCCGGTACTGTGCGGGGACAGCGTAAATCAGATTGAGGATGTCATCGGCAGCGATAGCATCAGCGGCAGCGGTCTTAACTCGGGTTACGACGGCGCCATTGAGAATCCCCTCAGGCTGTTGGTTGGCATGAGCGGTTCCGGAAACGAAAGCCGTCTCTTCGGCCTCGGCCCGGGCGCGTGCGAAACTGTTGGCCAGGATCGCCTCTAGGGAGACATCCGAGTCAGCGAGCTCGTCCTTACCAATTTTGGCCAGACCTTCCAGGTCCTCGACATACTGCCAGTCCTCACCAGGGACCACATCTGTTTCGGAGGGAGCTCCGCCCAATTCCAGTTTACCCCAACCCATTGAAACCTCAGTCAGCGACCGGCGCCTGAGTCTGCTTCGCATGGTTGTGCGGACTGTGGCCAACTGCCGGATGATATTGATCTTGGGAAGAGTGAGATAAATCTCAGACTCAACTTCCTCCGGTAAAAGCACCAGGCCAACGGCGTCTGACACCAGAGCTCTGCGCTCCATGTCGTACTGCTCTGCGGCTGCATCCATCGTGAGCCGTCCTGTCCGGACGAAATTGAAAAAGCTGGCCTTATACTCCACCTGGCCGGCCTTGATCTCTTTCTCTCCGGGAACACCGAGGGGAACCCGTGCCATCTTGGTTTCGATAGCGTCGACCCGATCCTGAAACTTCTTCTCGGC